GGTAATTACCGGATCAGTAGTTGTTAGCAATTTTACCAGCACTGTTCAAGTTAGCAATACTTTAACAATTAGTAACACTAGCTTTGCTGTAACTAATTTCCCAACAACAAGCACAGTCTATCAGGGCACTAATCCTTGGGTAGTCACTGGCAATCTAACAGCAACTATCACAGGCACAGTTTCTGCCAGTATAGAAGGCGAAGTATCTGTAGCAGGCGCTAATCCGGATGCATTTGGTCGTCAGCGTGTTAGTGAATTGTTTACTCTAGGTGATTATAAACATATCTACGCTTTAGATCCTAACTTCCTTGACAGCACAGCCAACGGTGGTACAGTAACATTCGTAGCTGACCAAGCCTGTGCTGTTCTGGCTACCACTAGTAATACAGCCAGTTATGCCATACACCAAACCAAGTTCTATCATCACTACCAACCAGGCAAGAGCCAACTGATCTATAGTTCAGTAAACTTTCGTGCTCCACATCGCAATGTTACCAAGCGTACAGGATACTTTGATGACAGAGATGGTATCTACTTTGAACAAGTAGGCAGCAACACAGCAGACGGAACCACAGTAAGTTCTACAACACAAACACTGAACTGGGTCATAAGAACCTATGTAGGCGGAAGTCCTAGCGAAGCAACATTCAATACAACTGTCAATGGATTGGCTTATACATATAAGCGTCGTGTGCCGCAAAGTGAATGGAATATAGATCACTGCGATGGCACAGGACCAAGTGGATTTAAGTTAGATATTACCAAAACACAGTTAGCCTGGATAGACTTCCAATGGCTAGGAGTTGGTCGTGTTCGTTGCGGATTCGTTCACGACGGAGCATTAATCACAGCACACGAATACTATCACAGCAATGTTCTGCCTACTGTTTACATGAGCAATCCCAACTTGCCTGTACGCTGTGAAATACGCAACACAGGCATTACCACTGGCGGATTTATGGATCAGATCTGCTCTACTGTGATGAGTGAAGGTGGTTATGTAGAGTCTGGCATAGACTGGAGTATATACACTACGGCACGAGCCACACCTACACCTGGACAGACACGCTTTCCGCTGGTTGCTATACGTTTAAAAAATAGTTTCAAAGGTTACCCTAATAGACTTAGTGTTCGTCCGTCAAGTTTGAGTTTATTTGCCAAAACAGAACCTATAGTATATGAAGTAGTTAAATTTCCCAGTGTAGCAAGTCTAAGCACTACAGATGTTGGGGGACTAGTATGGACCAGTGCTGACGATGATAGTGGTGTAGAATACTGTGTTAATGCCACTAGTTTTGTATCTGCCAATGGAGATAGATTTGCCTCAGGTTATGTGCCCAGTGGATCCAGCCAGAACAGTCTCAGTCCTGTGGCCACAGGCTCTCTAACTTCAGCAAAGAAAAACATTATTAGCCAAAACATAGACAGCACCAACTCAGAAATCTATGTAGTAATTGTAAGCACAGTATTCGCAGGCCAGCAATTAACAGCAGATGTAGCCTGCGCTATACAGTGGCGTGAAATTTATTAAGGATGAATATGAAAAAACTATTATTAACCCTATTATTAGCCGCTGCGGCAGTTCCTGTCCTAGCGCAAAAACAACCACAGGGGATGACCTATGACGCACAGATCGTACGTGTTAACGACGGGGATACTGTAGTTATAGCCGCACCCTTTCTACCTGCTCCGCTCAAACCAGAATTGGCTGTTAGAATCTACGGTGTGGACACACCAGAAAAGGGATTCCGTGCAAAGTGCCCTCAAGAGGATCAGCGAGGACAGGCCGCTACTGCATTTACCAAAAATGCAGTTGCAAATAGTCAAAAAAGACAAGTCGTTTTATACGACTGGGATAAATTTGGTGGCCGTGTATTGGGAGATATCATTTTAAATGGTCAGAGCCTAAGACAGGCATTGATCGCTAATGGTTTTGCAAGAGAGTATTACGGAGAAGCTAAACAAAGCTGGTGCAACTAATATGCCCTGGTACTTACACTTTTACCATATTGCATGGTTAATATTGGTAATTAGTCTAGGTTACTTTTTTAGCTGGTGGCTGTCTTTTTTAGTTATATTTTGTATTGTAATTTATGGATTAGTGTGGGCTTAAAATATTTTGCCTAATGCCCACACTAATTCTTCAATCATTCCATCTGAGTGCAAAGGTGTAGGTACTAATCTAAGCCTTTCAGTTCCTACATCTACTGTGGGATAATTTATTGGCTGACAATAGATATTGTAATCGTTTAATAACTTATCGCTCATTGCCTTACATTTTTTTGCTTCTCCTACTAATACAGGAACAATATGAGTAGTTGAACATGTCATTAACGGCAAGTTATTTTTTTCTAATAAATTTTTAAGCAATTTTGCTTTGGCTTGATGTTGCTGCCTAAGTTTATCATGATCTTTAAGATACTTTACCGCAGCCAATGCTCCTGCACAGGTAACTGGACTCATGCTGGTAGTAAAAATAAACCCGGCTGCTAGACTTCTTATAGCATCTATAACCAATGAATCAGCAGCTATGTAGCCTCCTTGAACTCCGAACGCCTTTCCCAGGGTTCCGTTGACTATGTCAACGCGGTCTTGTAAACCATATTCTTCAAGTTTGCCTGCTCCTTTCTCGCCGTACAATCCCACAGCATGAACTTCGTCTATGTAAGTAATTGCATTGTAACGATCTGCAAGATCGCAGATATCTTTGATTAATCCCACATCACCGTCCATGGAATAAACACTTTCAAATACAATACAAGGTGTTTCTCCTCTACCGCTAACATCGTGTAATATATTTTCTAAATGTCTGAGATCATTATGCCTAAAAACTGATTTGGTTGCACGACTATGAGTTATTCCAATAATTAGACTGTTATGATTATTACTATCACTGACAAAATGTATGTTAGGAATAATTTTACTTAATGCAATTAAGGTCCATTCATTGGCTACATACGCACTACTGAACAATAATGCTTTTTCTTTTTTATGTAAATTTGCTAGTTCTGATTCTAAGGCCACATGATAATGACTGGTGCCGCCTATGTTTCTTGTTCCTCCACTGCCGGAGCCTGTGTGGTCCAAGGCCGTGTGCATGGCATCAATGACTACTTTATGTTGCCCCATGCCCAAATAATCATTTGAACACCAGTTGATAATATTTTTTGGAGCATATGGTCCATACCATATAGCTCTAGGGAATTTTCCATTCTCACGAACAATATCAGTGAATACACGATATTTTCCGGAAGATTTTAAATCGGAGATTAGCTGTTCGAAATGTTTTTTATCAATCATAGCCAAGTATTTACTTGAATTCTAGATTTACTTGCGCTATAATATACGCAGATAAGTATGATATTATGAACAAGATAAAAATAGCCATAGTCGATGTAATTGGATTGCCTTACGATGGAAACACCCTTTGGAAAAAAGGTATTGGGGGCAGTGAAAGCAGTATTATCAGCGTAGCACGAGAACTTACAAAGTTAGGATTCTCTGTTACTGTATTCAATGATAATAACAAAGAAGGAGCCCAAGAGGGCGTATATGATGGTGTCGAGTACTGCGAGATAAAACGTCTTGCAGAAAAAGAATACGGCTTTGACATTGTTATCAGTCAAAGAACTGTGGTCCCATTCACTCCTCCACATTTATACGATCAGGTCAAACAACCTCCTCCTAGAGACCACGATATCAATGTTTTTAGACAGTTACAACGACCCGGACAGTTAAAAATATTATGGTTGCAAGATACATTCTGCTGGGGTGACCATATCCTAGAAGCACTGGTCACTGAAGGGTATATAGATGAATTATTTGTTCTTAGCGACTGGCATTTTGCTTACACCACACATAGTTCACACGGTCCCCGCAGAAATGTAGAAGTGTTAAAAAATCGCATATTTTTGACAAGAAATGCCATGAATAGGTGGATAGATTGGGTAGATATTAGACAAAAAGACCCCAATTTGTTCGTTTATAATGCCAGTGTGACTAAGGGCATGGTTCCATTGTTAGAACGTATATGGCCAAGGTTAAAATCTCAGTTGCCTAATGCTAGGTTAAAAATTATAGGCGGATACTATCAATTCCCTAATGAGCCGTTAAATGAACAGGGGCATACTGTATTGCGTTTACAAAAAATGTATGAAGGAGATCCCAGCGTTGAGTTTACAGGAATAATTACACAGCCTGAGATAGCCAAAGTAATAGCCAACGCTACATACATGATCTATCCTGGAGCATTTCCTGAAACCAGCGGCATTGCTACTTTAGAAGCTATAAATTATAACACCCCTGTTTTTGGAACTAGGTTCGGCGCCATGGAAGAAACAGCCACCGAGGCTGCTAGTTACATGATTGACTATGCCATAGAACCCAACAGTTTATTCCCAATGATAAACTCAGATGATCAAGTCGATAGATTTATCAACATGGTCTTACGTGCAGTTCATAATCCTTATTTGCATCAGCAGAAACAATATGCCTGTAATGCAGTTAAAGATGTTAGTACCTGGGATACTGTGGCATTACAATGGAAACAACACTTCTATCATAAGCTAGGAATAAAATTAGATCAAGAAGAACTTGACAGAGTGCAATGGATTAATTACAGGGTGCATAAAGTATTTGGTCGTAGGATCAGTAATACTGAAGAAATTATAGTTCCTAAGGTTACTGCTCCTGTATATAAAGAAACTAACAAATTTAATCTAGCCATTGTCGATATTCCCGGTATGAGCTACGATGGATCTACATTAGATAGACGAGGTCTTGGCGGCAGTGAAAGTGCAGTTATATTAGTAGCCAAAGAACTTGTAAAGCTAGGAATTAATGTTACGGTGTTTAATGGGTGTAACGAAGATGACAGTTCTCCGGGTACTTATGACGGTGTAATTTATAGACCAATAACAGATATCGAACACGATCCTTGCAAATTTGATGTAGTTATAAGTTCAAGAACTGTAATGCCCTTTGTCACAGAACAATTCTATGGTCTAGAACTGAATACGATTAGAAAGTATCCTTACCAGATGTTCAAGCGTTTGCGAGAAAACGCTCGCTGGAAAGTGTTTTGGATGCATGATACTTTTAGCTGGGGCGATGACGCTATAGAAGATCTAGTAGTAACAGGTGCAGTTAATGAGATTTGGTGTCTCAGCGATTTTCATTCTATGTATGTAATGAATTGTAACCATGGTAAGCCTAGAAACTATGAAGTGCTAAGAAGGCACATGTGGATTACAAGAAATGGTCTAAGAAAGTACTTTGACAAAGTAGATTTAGATAAAAAAGATCCTAATTTATTTTTCTTTAACGCCAACATGAGCAAAGGATTAAATTCTTTGATACACACCGTGTGGCCTCGTGTCAAAGAACAAATACCTCAGGCTAGACTAAAGATTATTGGCGGCTTTTATAAACTCGGAAATGCTTTTGGTGAAGTGCATGATCAAGAACGTAGGTTTAAAGAATTAGTAGGTGATGCAATCAATGACCCAAGCATAGAATTCACTGGAGTAATTAGTCAGCAGGCAGTAGCAGAAGTCTGTGCAGAAGCTAGTTATTTTATCTATCCTGCAGAACTGCCAGAAACTTACGGTATTAGTTGTTTAGAAAGTCTGTATGCTAACACTCCATTGATAACCTGTAGATTTGGTGCATTAGAAGAAACAGCTACAGAAAATAGTTATATGATAGATTATGCTATCATACCTAATGGTCTTTATCCGCAGATAAATGCAGAACAACAAGCTGACAAATTTGTTAAACTAGTTGTTGACGTGTTTAGAAACAAAAAAGAACATAGGCGCAGACAAAAAGAATTAGATGAAATTAAAGATCTAGCAGGTTGGGATGTAACTGCCTTAGAATGGAAAAATCATTTGAATTCGAAACTAGGACTCTATACACAGCGAGGTGAGTTCCAATTAACTAATAATTATACTGCTAGATATAATAAAATATTTGGAAGAAAAATAACAGGTTTAGAATTTTGGAATTGCCCTAAGTTATCACCTGAACAAAGAATAGTTGTAATTAGTGCGTTCTGGAATGCAGAACAGTATATAGAACGTTGTATACAAAGCGTGGCCTGCCAAGACTATGATAATTTTGTACACTACCTGATCGATGATTGCTCTGATGATCAAGGTTATCAACGTGCTAAAGATTGTATTGAACAACTACCTGCAGAATTACAGAAAAAGTTCATATTGAGAAAAAACAATACTCGTTTAGGCAGTGCTGTAGGAAATCAAGTTACTGTGATCAAAGAACTTGATGACAACGACATTGTCATGCTTCTTGATGGAGACGATTGGTTAGTTAATAGAAATGATATTTTCACTTATTACAATGAGCTGCATAAAGATGCAGATTTTGTATATGGCAGCAGTTGGAGTGTGGTAGATAATATTCCATTGATTAGTCAAGAATATCCTCCTGAAGTAATTGAACAGGGAGAATTTAGGAATTATCACTTCAATTGGCGCATGCCTTATACACACCTAAGAACCTATAAGGCCGGACTATTAAAACCAGTACCGGACAGTGAGTTTAAAGATGAACATGGCCAATGGTACAAAGCAGGTGGAGATAATTCTACTTTCTACTATCCATTAGAAAACTGTAATAGTTCAAGAATATTTGTCAACAGTGATATTGTCTATAATTACAATGATGCAAGCCCTTACAACGATTATAAGATTAATTCTGTAGATCAAAATGTCACAGCTGACAAAATTTTAGCTAAAAATAATACTATGAAACCTTTTACGCCAATCCCAGATAGAAAAAATAAACTTAAACCTCAGGTAATGGAAGCTGCTCCTGCGGAAGTTAAAAAGAAAAAGATCTTAATAGCAGTTCCTAATAAAGTTGATATCAAGGCAGAAACATTTAAAAGTATCTACGATCTAGAAGTTCCAGAAGGCTATGAAACAGTATTCCAATACTTCTTTGGTTATCAAGTAGAACAGGTTAGAAACCTTATAGCTCATTGGGTTACTACCGGCGATTATGATTATCTGTTTGCTGTAGACAGTGATATTGCATTTGCCCCGGATACTTTGAAAAAACTAATAAGCCATAATAAAGATATGGTAACAGGACTATACATACAGAGAATCCCTGGCAAGCATTGTATAGAAGTTATGCGAAGAAACGAACATGGTGGTGTTAGCCATGTACCTTGGGAGCAGTTAAAAGGTCAGGGATTGACACCTGTAGATAGTTGCGGCTTTGGCTGTGTGTTAATTAAGAGGCATTTATTTGAAGCTATTCCTTATCCTCAGTTTGTATATAAGAGCAGTCTAGACCATTTATCAACAATCAGCGAAGATGTGTATTTCTGTTTACAGGCTAGAGAACGCGGGTTTGAAATCTATGCAGATACCACAGTTCTTTGCAATCACATAGGCGAATGGACATTTAGGGTAGAATAATGAGTCAACAACTGTACCTTGCCAATAGAGACCAATTAGAATGGCCGTGGCATACAAGACCAGAAGTTATAGAAGCTGTAAAAAATCTCAAAGACAGCAGAGATAACTTTACCCTTATTGATATTGGTGCTAGCCATAATCCTTTTGACAGGCAATATCTAACTCATACTTTTGATATAATGGATACACCCTTAGACGGTGTACAACATTTTGTTGGAAATATGAACAGATACCAAGATTGGGCGGAAATCTTAGAATATGTTAAAGTACACGGAAAGTTTACTTTTGCTAATTGTACCCACACATTAGAAGACCTTGCTAATCCTATGTTAGTATTAGAGATGCTGCCAAAAATAGCTGAACAAGGATTTATTGCAGTCCCTAGCAAGTACAACGAACTTCAGCGCAGAGAAGGAAGCTTTAGAGGAACCATGCATCATAGATGGATTTGGAATATAGAACAGAACAACTTAATTGCATATCCTAAAATTCCTATTGTCGATACTATGACTTTTTATCCTCACGAAATAGAAATAGAAAAATACGCAGAAACAGAATTACGTATGCTATGGATTGAAAACATTGATTTTGCTATAGTAAACAATGATTATCTAGGACCCACTGCGGAAGCTATTATTGAAATCTACAAAAAATTATTGCCATAAAATATATAAATATTTTGGCTATGCGTATCATTGAAATTATTCTAGAAGATAACAAATGCCCTCCTGCAACACAGGACATTGATCTTAATTTAAAAAACAGACAAAAGGCCATAGAAGAACACGGTTATGGCCCGTTAGATCCTCGTCAACCTAATAACAAATTTTGGCAAAATAAAGCAGATATGTGGCAGATGGACTCTGCTGAGGAAGCCAAATCTGCACTTTGCGGTAACTGTGCAGCCTTTGATGTTACAGAAAAAACATTGGGTTGTATAGCTCAAGGCATAGGAACTGACCAAGGCAGCGAAAATCCCATGGATGTAGTTGAAGCAGGTGATCTCGGCTACTGTAGATTTCTTAAATTTAAATGTGCCAGTCTTAGAACCTGCGATGCCTGGGTAGTTGGCGGGCCAATTAAGGATTAAAAATATGCACTGGATGACTTATGTAAAACATGCCTACGAAGTTGTCTTAGAATCAGAAGCTAAAGAATGTATTCATCTTGATCATGAAATAGAAGCTTATGTTGTACATCTTTGGGCAAGGTACATAGATAAACCTTTGATAAACAAAGATCCAATCTGTATTAAATTAATGTCTAGTTTAGATCTGCCAACACATCAAAAGAAAGAACAATTAAAGTCTGTAGGTGACGAATGTCTTTTAATCAACGGACTTCAACTACAAAGAAAAAAATGGCCCAGCGACACTTATTATAAAGACATGGGACAGATAGCTTTTCAAGCGATAGCTCATGTTGAATATCCTCCCGAAATATTTTTTGAAGAATTAGCAGGTAAATTTGATGTTATCAGCAGAATATTAAATAACTGCACACTTAATAGATTACACCCTTAGGACCGTTAAACTTACGGGTGTTTGGGCGGCTGCTGCCTGTTGCGATTAACGCCATTCTCGCAACAAAGTGAGCAACATAAATACGCTTATGAAAATTAAAGATCTAATCTGCGAATCAATGGACGCAAAAAAAGTTTTTCCAGACATGCTGGAAAAATTTGTTCCCATTGTCATTAATGTTTTAGAATTAGATAAATTTCCTAAAATAAAATTTATAGCACATAATATTACAGACGAGCATCCAACTTTTGGACAATACAATAATACATCAGAAGTAATTACATTAGATGTAAAGAACAGACACCCGTTGGACATTTTAAGAACTCTGGCCCACGAATTAGCGCATTACAAACAAGACGTAGATAACAGAATTGGGCCGCATAGCGGTGATACAGGCAGCAATGAAGAAAATGAGGCGCACGCCAAGGCCGGAGTTATTATGCGAAACTTCAATCAAGCACACCCAGAATATTTTAAAAGTTTACCTATGGTAATATAAGAAAAGGCTCACTAAGAGCCTTTTCTGGTATAAAATATATATACTATGGTGTGCTACGCACTTAATATTGATTAATAATTATTATATTATTTCTTAGACTGAGCTTGATTTACAAACGTGTACATCTTTTCAGCAGTTTCTAAAACTTTGTCAAGACCTGGAAACTCGGGCATACCTACTGTGGTAACGATTTGACCGTTTTTCTCATCACGCTTGGCTGACATCTCCCAACCTTGGAACTTCATTTGATATTCGGCCTGTACTAGCTCTTTGGCCATATGTAGAATATCTGTGCGGATTTCATATCCGTTCTTATTAAATTTAACTTCAGGTAATTTAGGTGTGTAATCAGACATTTTATTTCTCCTTATGTGTGTATGTCTACGCTATAAGTATAGCAAATTTATTTATGTGTGTCTATACGTTTAGGTGTAAAATCCGTCTTTGTAAAGTCCCATTCACTGCCTAATGTATATGTTTCATTCTTTGATTGGTCTACGGCTACTAAAATACATAGAACAATCAATACAGCAAAAACAAAAATTAAACTTAGTTCCATGATTATCCTTGCATAACTTTTTTGGCAGACTCATAGTCGCCGATACGGCTAAAGTGTGTGGCTGCACGTACTTTGCCCATCATTTCAAAAAAATTAAATAGCTTTCTTAAAAAAATTTTCATTTTATATATTCCTTTGTAAGGTACGGTGTTCGAACTCTTTGGTAAAGTGTTCAACGTCTGCGGCATTTTGTGGATACCTAGATGAAATGTAACGATCTAATTCGGTCTGATAATGTTGCTGTGGGAACATTTCAGCTAGTCGTTCCATTAGGGACAGCATAAATGCTGATAGTTGTTTCATGTTATTTTCCTTATGTGTGTATATCTATGTAGAATATCATGGTTTCTACTGATATTATTTAGCTGAAAAAATTGTGCAGTGCAAAAAAACAAAGGATTTGATCTTATTGTTGATCTATATTACAATATAAATATCAAAAAAGGATTGAATCGTGCAACGAAAGACCAAAAGCCTCTTAGAAGAATTAAATGATATAGCTGTAAAAAGAGACAGTGAGTTAATTGTTGAATCTAGGGCTACCCATGTAATAAACAGCGCCATCAATTTACTAACAATGATTAGAGAGAATTTCGATCCGGAAATTGCCTATGAATTAGAAAGGCGATTTATTAATAGCATCAAAGGCGGAGATCCTGCCAAATTCACTAGAGCTATAAGAAAGTTACGCGATAACAAAGAAGTAGTTAAAAGCTTCAAAATTATCGAAGGCGATCTCAAAGACGATTAAATTAGCCTGTTCTGCTCATTTTTTCAAAATTTGATAAATAAAATTACAATAGCTCAAGATGAGCTTGTAAAAAATTTAGGAGAAATAAAATGCCAGCAGGTATTACAAAAGCTAACCCAACATTAGCAAATACAAGTAGAAGTTTTAACGGTAAGACATTGACAATGTTGACCGTTGACTTGGCTGTAAATGCTACAAACTTTGCTACAACAGAAATGGGACCAACAGGTGCAGTTCAAGCTGTACTATATGTCATTGAAAGAAACTTAACTCTATTAGGTATGAGTGCTCTACGCAGTGACGGTGTTAACGCAGGTCAAGTATTTGACGTACTAGTTGAAGGTGATTTCCCAACTGACAACTACGACGGTGCAGCAGGTACAGAAACTCTAGCCGCTTACATTCAAGCTAACATCCAAGCACTAACATCAGTTGGTGTAGGTTTAGTTAACCTAAGCAGTGCTACAGTTACAGCCGCAACAGGCTTCCCATACGCAGCCTAATTACTGTTTTACAGTATCTAAATACCCTTGCTTTATGCAGGGGTATTTTTTTGTCTATAAATACCATAAAGTAGGTATATTATGGAAATTATAGAAATCAAAACTTTAATAGATATAACCTGTAGTGGTCAGGCTAAATTTCAACACGGCAAAGAATTAGAATTTAACCAACATAAAAATTGGATAACGTTATTGCAATGTATAGGTCTAAGATGTATTATATCTTATGACGTAGAGCCTACTGTAGATAAGGTTGATATCAAAAGTCTAGGATTCGGCAGTAAATTTAAAGGCAAGCATAATGTTTGGACATTTAGATTTAAAGCAGATAGGTCCGAAGCATGGGCAGGTCCTAACGGGAAAGTAGAGTTTCTTATCAGTGATCTTAACCTAGTCCCTATAATTGGAAACCTTACTGAAACGATAAATAATCCAAAAGCAGCACTAGACACCTTAGATTCTTTGGAGAAGAATACTACAGTGACTTTTATTAGTGTTTGACAAGGATCGAATATGCCAGTAACTACTGATATTGAAAAAGAAAATTTAGAAGCTCACGTTGAGCTTTGCGCCCAGCGTTATGATGCTTTGGAAAAAAGACTTACTAGCATTGAGACTAAAGTTAGTTCTTTGCAAGAGATTGTAGAAAAAGGACAGCTTAGTATGATCAAAGTCCTTATAGGAACCGCAGGTACTGTAATAGCTGGCGTCTTATCAACTTTAGTAATTGTTCTACAAAAAACATGAAAATCAGCGAACTGTTAGAACAAGGCGCACCAACTGCTCCAACAATGGGAAAGCCTACTGGTTTTGTACAAGGTATCAAACAGGGCTTTAAACAGGGCGTGGGCATGAATCCAGAAAGAAGCCTAGCAGCCGGAATAGCAGCCAAGGCCATGGGAGCCGCTGGCATGAAAAACACCGCGGCTAGTTTACAAACCGATCCTGAAAATAAAGACCAAGAACAGGATCAAAATCAAACTCAACAACCAACTACACCTAAACCTATACTTCCAGGCACAGTTTTTAACGATCCTAAGTTTGGATCAGTAAAAGTGTTGCCTAATGCTCCGGGACAAAAGGGTATACATTTAGATACAGAACACTTGTTTGGTTTTAATGTGTACTTAGATCCTAAAGAACTTGGAGCCAAGTAAATGCGTATCCAAGAAGTGCTAGATGGGGTGCCTGTAGCCATTACCAACGAAGAAGCAGAATTCGTTGATAAATTCAAAGACAGGATCTATCTAAACTCTTTAGACGAACATCAGCTATGGTTGGCTCGTAATTTGGTTCGCAAGGGAATATACGAAATAAGTAAAGATAACTTATATCTCGTTAGATCCTAATATGCCCCAAGTCAAAGACGAAATTTACAAAAAAATAGAAACTGTTGCTAAATCTGTAAAACATGAATTACAGAAAAAGGGATTTGTTATCCCTGTAAAAAATGACGACGGTTCAGTGACCTTAGAAGGTTATACTATACGTAAAGATTTAAACGGATTTTATTCTATCTATAACAGCAGAGAAGAAGTGGTTGTAGACAAAATTAATCTTCCTCAGACCGCTGCGGTTCTGGCCAATGGACTAGCTCTGGGTAAATGGTTAGATGACAAAATATTAAAAGTTGATCGTACCTACGGTCATAAAATGTTTGAAAATGTACTTTGCAGTAAATTAGCCAAAAAAAATCTATCGGAAAAAAACATAGAACGTGCTGAGATTTTATATACTAAGGCTGCAATCGCTAAAGCAAAAACTGAGCAGGTCAAACGAGAGGTTATACAAAGTTTTGAAAAACTTCGAAGGTTGCGCTAAATAAAATATACTCGTTTGGATAACCAGCATGAAAACTACCGATTTTACCAAAAGTTTAACCTCAGCTCAGCTTAACGAAAGCATGTTCAAGAAGTTTGGCTCTAAGGTTAATTTGACAAAATATACTAGAGAAGAATTAGAAAATTATAGAAATATTTTAAGAACTAAGCTTAGTCAAACTGAAAATACTTCTAAGTTCACTGATCTTCTTAGCAACGAATCATATCAAAAAGACAAATTTGTTTTAGATATTCTAAACACTAGGATTAAAGAGATGTTAGGTGAAGCTAAAAAAGGCGACGCTAAGAGCGTAAAACAACAACAGGCTGCTGGTGCTGCATTAGCCGCTAAACGTAAAGGCACTACTGTAGGACTTAAAGGAGCATCAAAGGAGATGGCAAACATGAGCACCAAGAGCTTAGAAAAAATTGCAGGAACAAAGCATAAGGGATTACCAAAGAAAGCCACAGAAGCTTTAGATCCAGTAGGTCATGAAGATGACGATATAGACAACGACGGTAAAAAGAATACCAAGTCTGATCAATACTTAAAGGCAAGACGCACAGCAGTCAGCAAGGCTGTGGGCAAAACTGACAGCAAAGTAAAAGAAGCTAGTTCAGATCGACCAGCATCGAAAAAGACAGATACAACTTGGACAGATAAGAGTGGTAAGAAACATCCTGCTACTAGAGTTCAAGGCAGTCGTTCGGTGGCCGCAGACAAAGAAGCAGACAAAGAGCGTCGAGCTATAGACAAAGAAATGAAAGAAGATCGCTTACCAGCTAAGAAAACTGACACATCGTGGACAGATAAGAGTGGTAAGAAGCATCCTGCCACTAGAGTTCAAGGTTCTGCTAGTCGTGCCGCTGATAAAGCCGCAGACAAAGAAAGAAAAGAAAGCGATAAAGTCAAAGAAGGTTATAAGCAAAGACTTAAACTTGTTCGTGAAAGTTTATTCAGAGCAAGAGTTCAATTAGTCAACGAAGCACTTCATGATTATATTATTGAAGATGAAGAAGGTAAAGCTAAAGCCATTACCGCTGCCAGCGACATGGTCAATGACTTTACTACATGGATGCAACGTGTTGGCCAGTATCAAACCAAGAGTATGATTGAGTTAGCTGATGCTATACGTGCAGAGTTTGGTCAGGCAGAAAGTGATGCATTTAAAAATGCAGTAGCTCCTGCATTATCATCAACATTAGACACACTAACAAGTCAGCGTGAAGCTATTAGCCATGCTGTAGCTGTGTTAGCAGGAGAAGCAACAGAAACTCCTCCAATGGGAGAAATGCCTCCAGAAGATTCTATGGACGCCATGGATGCTGATACAATGAATACTCCTCCAGAAGATGAATTTGGAGCCAGCGATGCTGCCGCAGGCGGCGCTGAAACATCGGGTCGTGAAATGCGAGAAAGCATTGAAGAAAGATTTGCTCGCAAAATCACTGAAAGTCATAGCATTATCAGCAGATTAGCAAGATGAGATTATTTGAAGTAGAAGATCGTTTTACCAATGACCTCGAAACTTTATTGAGAAATTTAGTTGGTCGTAGTAATAGTGAGAGATCTTCTCAAACTTTGAGCTATCCTGCTCTTAGCAATCTTTTACATAATATGGGGTATGGAGGTATTAATTATGATACCTTCAAAACCATATATGATAACAATCCATCTTTACAACCTCTTATAGCAAATTATGATGAGGATAAAATTGTCTTAGGGACAAAGACAGAAGCCGAACCTGAACCGACTCAGGGATTAAGCACACCAAAAGGTCCTAGCGTAGACTCAATGGCTAAAAGCGCCAGCAACAATTATCAAAAATCTTTGAGCTAATCAGTAATTGTAATTAAAATTTTACGTAGTATAATTAAGTTATATGAATAATTATACTCCACCTCCTTTTGTAGAAAAAATAGCTTATAAAAATTGCGTTCAGGTAAACGATCCTGTAACTAGAAAGCGAGTATACCTTACTCCGGATGGCGAAAGTCTTCCTAGCGTTACAACTATTCTTAGTTCAACTAAGGATATGACAGCACTAAACGAATGGCGTAAACGTATAGGAGAGGAAAAGGCTAATCAAATTACTCGAGAAGCCGCAGGAGTTGGCACAGCCATGCATGCCAACTTAGAAAGATTCATAGCCGGACTACAACGTCAGCCCGGTAATAATCCTGTTCACGTACAAGCTAATAAAATGGCTGATATAATTATAGAACAAGGATTAAAATATGTGGATGAAGTTTGGGCCATGGAACAAAGTTTATATTTCCCTGGACTATACTCAGGCACCACAGACTTAGTAGCAGTATATAAAGGAAATCCTTCAGTCTGCGATTATAAGCAGACAAATAAGCCTAAAAAAGAAGAATGGGTAGAGGATTATAAAATGCAGTTAGTGGCGTATATACTAGCACATAACGAAGTTTACGGTACAGATATTAAAGAAGGCCATGTGTTTATGTGTTCGCGAGATTTACAGTATCAGCAGTTCGATCTATGGCCGGATGAATTCAACAAATACCAGGATTTATGGCTTGATAAAGTAGAAGAATATTATACTACAGGAATGCAGGGACTTAAACAGCTTCTAACCTGATAAATATCTCATAAAGGGATATAATCATGGCCGTTATTGAGATTGCAAAAATTCAGGTTCGCAGAGGTGATGCTAGACTAACTGGTATGCCTGCTTTAGATACCGGTGAATTTGGATGGGCTGTAGCAGGTACTGGAACTAATACTACTATACCTGAGCTTTTCATTGGAAACAATACAGGTACTGTAGGAGTAAGCGTAGGCGGAAACGTTAAAATCTTAACGATTTACGATCGACCCGGTCTTCTAGCTGAAGCCTTAGCAACTACAACTACAAATTATACTTACGGCGGCAATAAAGCACTTAGTAATATCCTTGTAAGGCCTGTACAAAGAACACTAAGATCAAAGCTCGATGATGCTGTAAGTTTACGCGATTTTGGAATAACACCTGACCCCATTGTTCCTCAAACAGAAAAGATACAACAAGCTATTAATGATCTATTTTTAAATTCTGATAAAAATCAGTTTGATGCTAGAGTACCGTTGGTAATTCCTCCTGGCGATTATTTGATCACAGGAACCATTTATATACCTCCTTATACCACCCTAGAAGGTGCTGGCCGAGATAAAACAGTGTTTACATACACAGGAGCAGCCGGCGCACCTTTGTTCCAATTTGTTGACTTAACCAGTACACCAAACAACCCTGTTACACTAACAAACATGGTAAGCAATAGTTTGCCAACAGCTATTTCCTTGACAGGTATGACATTGAGGTATGCTAATAGTACCAACCCTAATTTAATGCAACCTTTAATATATGCTGACTGCGCTACAGATGTATTAATAGATGATCTAAGATTTTTAAATGATGCGGCCACTACAGGAACAAACATTAATCATGTAGGTATAAGCATTAGAGGTGTAGGTGCATTAATCAGTGAAAACCTAAGAATTACTAACTGTCTGTTTGAAAAAATGTTCTACGGAATTAGATCAGACTATGACATAGAAGATACAGTTATAGAAGGTAATAGATTTTTAAACTGTAATAGAGGTATTGTATACGGAGAGTTCTTAGGCCCAAGCCAACAAACTGGACCTAAAAAATCTCGTATCATAAGAAATGTGTTCTCTAATATTAACAGAGAAGGCATAATGGTCATTGCCGCAAACACACAGACCAACAACGTAACCAATCATATCATATCAGAAAACATTTTTGAAAATGTAGGTAATAATGGAGTGGGCGATTTGCAAGCCCAATACAGTCCTATTAGATTAGAAACCTATGGTAATGTCAGTCAGAATGATTATTTTTCTAGATTTGAAGTTATAAACAGTACCAGCACTTCGGCGCTGTTTGTAGTACCTATTGCCGGCAAGGCTAACATTATTGATAATCGTGTAAGGCAAGTCGTTCTAAGTTCTGGTTCAGCTACAGGAACATTAGTTAAGCTGGGACACAGCGGCGGCATTACTAATATTAAAATACAGTATCATATGACCTTTGCTGGAATATCCAGATGGGGCAACTTGTTTACTGTTGTAACTCAAGGTGTGGTAGGAGACATCACAGACGACTATAAGTTCGTAGGAAACAGCGATGGCAATATAACATTTAATGCTACATTAAATGTTCCTACTAATACCATATCAATTACCTATTCAGGTAATTCATTAAACGGACAAATCACTTACCAAGTTAATCAATACTACTGATGTTAAAAGATCCTGAACAAAGGCTTGCCGATTGGCGTGCATTAAGAGATCAAGTGGATCAATCTCATGATCCTTTTGCGCCAGTTTTAGAATTTTGGTCAGATGTTCCGTTAGTTCCTTATAATCATAAAATAGACCAATATAACCCAAGGAGTTGGCCCACTCCTTGGGAAATTATAGTAGATAATCGGTACGATGATTTTACTATTGCTATGATGATGGGTTTGACATTAAAACTCACTGCTAAATTTGCCAATAGTAATATAGATATTAAAACCATGGTTGATGAAAATCGAACTAGATTGTATAATCTAGTCTATGTCGACAACGATACAGTATTAAATTATAACCGAACACAGGCAGTTAAAGCCCAAGATATTCCGGAATCGTTTTTGCTAGAAAACCAAGTTGACATTTTGAGGCCAAGGTAAATATCATCCTACCCAAAAAAAAATTAAAAAGGTCGGTATATGATTACAGTCGTTAAACGCAATGGGGAGCGTGTCCCTTTAGACATCGCAAAGATACAGAGACAGGTAGCACATGCCTGTAAAGGTATAGACGGGGTTAGTCCGTCTATGATTGAAATTAAAGCACAGATAGAATTACATGATGGAATCCATACCAAGACCATAGACGAACTACTGCTCAAGGCCATGGTTAATTTGATAGACGAAAATGAAAATCCCGAAATCAATAATGTAAATTATCAATATGTAGCAGGTCGCCAACAAGTTAGTATGTTAAGAAAAGAAGTTTATGGAGAATATGATCCTCCTAAGCTTTATCAAATAGTTAAGAAAAATGTAGAGTCAGGAATGTATACCAAAGAACTACTAGATTGGTATACTGAAGAAGAATGGAATATCATTGATTTATTTTTAGATCATGCCAAAGATGAGCAATATACCTATGCCGCCATTGCTCAGCTTGCTGAAAAATACCTAGTTCAAAATCGTGCCACAGGACAGATCTACGAAACACCCCAAGTTCGTTATGCTGTAGCCGCAGCCACAGCCTTCCATGCTGAACCTAAAGATAAGAGATTAAAATATGTTAAAGAATATTATGAATGTGCCAGTGAAGGTCACTTTACTCTCGCTACTCCTGTGCTCGCTGGTCTGGGCACTACTACAAAACAATTCAGTAGCTGTGTGCTCATTAGTAGCGATGATACCCTTGATAGCATATTTGCTGCGGGAGAGATGATGGCCAAGTATGCTAGCAAACGTGCTGGCATTGGTTTAGAGATTGGACGTATTCGACCGTTAGGTGCACCTATTCGCAATGGTGAAATTAAACATACAGGAATGATCCCTTTTTTAAAGAAATGGTTCTCAGACCTGCGTTCGTGCAGCCAAGGCGGAATACGTAATGCAAGTTGTACCGTAACATTCCCTATCTGGCATTATCAATTCGAAGATCTTATCGTACTAAAAAATAATCAAGGTACAGAAGAAACTCGTGTACGCCAAATGGACTATTCTGTGGTAGTTAACGCTATGTTTTGGCGTCGTTACAAAAACGGAGAAGATATCACTTTATTTGATCCTAACGATGTCCCTGATCTATATGAAGCATATTACAGGGATTCAAAAGAGTTTGAAAGGTTGTACTTAAAGTATGAACAAGATAAGACAAAGAAAAAGAAAGTGTTATCAGCGGATGAGATATTCAAAAACGGAATCCTTAAAGAGAGGACTGATACTGGCCGCATCTATCTTGTATTCATCGACAACGTCATCAATCAAGGTCCGTTTGATACAACCCTTGATCCCATTTATCAATCAAACCTATGCCAAGAGATACTTTTACCCACCCGCCCTTTCCAGAGAATTGAAGACCCTGAGGGACGAATTGCTCTTTGTACTCTTGGGTCGATAAATTGGGGTGCGTTCCGTAATCCTCAAGACATGCGTAAAGCCTGTCGAGTTCTAGTTCGTAGTCTAAGTAATTTACTTAACTATCAAGATTTTTTAAGTATCCAAAGTCGGTTAGCTAATAAAGACTTTGAACCTTTAGGTGTTGGTATTACTAACTTGGCTTACTGGCATGCTCGTAAGAGCTTCAAGTATGGTAGTCCTGAAGCTCTAGCAGAAGTCAAGCGTTGGATGGAACATCAAGCATTTTATCTAACTGAAACCAGTGTTGAGCTAGCCGAAGAACGCGGTGCTTGCCTTCGAAGCCAACATACACATTATGGTCGTGGTATATTTCCCTGGGAGCGTCGCAATCCCGGTTCAAATGAATTAACTGATTTTACACCTAGTTTAGATTGGGAACCACTTCGCGAAAAGATGAAACAGCATGGCATTCGTAACGCCACATTGATGGCAGTTGCTCCTGTTGAATCTAGTTCAGTTGTTCTCAACTCCACTAATGGTATTGAAATGCCTATGGAATTGATTTCTGTTAAAGAAAGCAAGGCAGGAAGTTTTGTACAGGTAGTACCAGAATACAAGCGTTTAAAGAATCGTTATCAATTAATGTGGGATCAGAAAGACTGTGTTGACTATTTGAAGACAGCCGCGGTACTTGCTGTGTATATTGATCAAAGTCTGTCAACTAACACATTCTATAATCCTGCATATTTTAAAGATGGCAAGGTTCCGGGTACACTGATCGCTAAAAATTTAATGTTAGCCTACAAATGGGGAATCAAAACTATCTATTATAGTTTGATTAACAAAGTCGGTGCAAAGGCCAGTGTTACTGGTACTAACACTATTCAAGTCAACGGTCATCACACAGGGATAACTACCTATGACAATGCAGTATTGTATCAGTCTTTTGATGATGCTGATTGCGAAGCTTGTAAATTATAATAAGGAAAGAAAAATGACAGTTGTACACGTAGGAAGTTTAAGACTAGAACTAAATGATGAATTAAAGAAATGGGGTATTGATCCCAACTCTGTTTTAATAGAACCAGAAGCAGAAAGTTGGATACTTGCTAATCTTAGAAATCCTGATGTAGATTCTGTACAGGTTACCTATGATAACGCATTAGAAATAATTTTTAGACACAATGGCACAGAGTTTAACTATGAGTAAAGAACAATACAATATATCAAAACCAACAAATTATTTAAAACGTAAAATGTTTTTAGATCCTGAGGGTCCTGTTACAGTTCAACGTTTTGAAGAAGTCAAATATCCAAAGATAACTAAATTCGAAGAACTAGCTCGAGGATTTTTTTGGGTCCCGGAAGAAATTAGTTTAACTAAAGATAAAATAGATCATAAGGAAGCAACAGATGCGGTCAAGCATATATTCACTTCAAATCTTCTTCGTCAAACTGCTTTGGACAGTATTCAAGGTAGAGCGCCGAATCAAGTATTTGGTCCCGTAATTAGTATTCCGGAATTAGAAGCACTGGTTAGTAATTGGAGCTTCTTTGAAACAAACATACATTCAAAAAGTTATAGTCATATCATAAGGAATGTTTATGGAGTACCAAAAGAAGAATTTAATAAAATACATGACACAGCCGAAATCGTTGGCATGGCTGCTAATATTGGTCGTTACTATGAGGATCTTCACGTTCTCAATTGCCGTAAAGAGTTGGGCGAAGAAATTGACGGATATGTTCATAAACGAGCCATATGGCTTGCACTACATGCCTCCTACGCCCTCGAAGCCTTACGGTTCATGGTATCTTTCGCCACTTCATTGGCCATGGTAGAAAATAAGATCTATATTGGTAATGGAAACATTATTAGTTTGATCTTACAAGATGAATTGTTACACACCGAATGGACAGCCTGGCTCATTAATAATGTCACTAAAGATGACAGTGATTTTGCCAAATTAGAAACAGAATGCAGTCAAGAAGTGTATAATATGTACATGGAAGTTATTAAAGAAGAAAAGGCATGGGCAGAATATCTGTTCAGCAAAGGTGTTGTTATTGGTTTAAATGCAACGATATTAAAAGACTTTGTTGACTATACTGCATTTACTAGACTCAAAGATATAGGTATAAAATACAACGAAGAACATCCTAAGTCTAGTCCTATACCTTGGTTCAACAAGCATGTCAATATTAATAAGAAACAGACTGCACTCCAAGAAAATGAATCTACTAACTATGTTATTGGAGTCATGAGTGACACTGTAGAATATGCAGAACTTCCAGATTTATGAAAGAGAAATTATGGAAAATAAAATGACCGCTATATTATGGAGCAAGTATCATTGCCCTTACTGTGATCAAGCTAAACAGTTATTAAAGACTAAAGGTTACGCAATCGAAGAAAGAAAAATTGGAGACGGGTGGAGCAAAGACGAATTATTAGAGTCTGTGCCTTCTGCTAGAAGTGTTCCTCAGATTTTCTTAGATGGAACTTATATTGGCGGATTTGATGAATTAAAAAAATATTTTAATCCGGTGATTTTATGAACAAAGATGGCACTTCAGATCTTGATACAATAACAATAAGTGATAGTGAAGATATCACTTCTATTAACCTCAGTGATCTTACATTGCCTGCATTTGATACTATAGATATGTCTAGTGTAACTTATCACAGTTCTACATTATCTAATAATCATTATACAATAAGCACAGCTAATCCTAATTTAAATATGGGACCCAGTTATTCTTTTTCAAATAACTGGAATCCTATCATGGGTAATCTCACTGCTGGAACAACACAGCCTTCGATCAGTGTCAAGGGCGATGCAAGCTTTGACGGTGATATTACATGGAAAGGTCGAAACCTAGGAGAGATGTTAGAAAAGATTGAATCTAGGCTAGCTATTCTAACTCCTGATCCTAAAAAGCTAGAACATTTCGAAGCTTTGAAACGTGCCTATGAAAATTATAAAACTTTAGAAAGACTGTGTCAATTGGAAGAAAACGATGACAAGCAACAATGACAAGGTTATTAAAGAACTTGAACAAAAAGTTACTAAACTAGAATCTCAGGTTCGAGAACTTGGTCAACGTTTGCAATATCTTGAAAGAGAAAATAATAGAAGGAAGAGCGAAGTTAATCAAATATCTTCCTCACTGGCAAGGAGATGAAGATGGATAAAGAAATAATCGAATTCTGCAAAAGGCATAGTATAAGAATTATAGATAACAACAAAAGAGCTCATAAAATAACCAAGCTGAATTCAAGTTATTTTCAATCTCCATACGATTACAATAAAGTCCATCAAGAAATATTCCATGACACTGAGCCGTTGCTAACTATAGAAATAGCTCAGAGCGAATTAGAAAAACTGTCATGTTTTGAATCCGAAGTTTTTAACCATATGGAACGTGAAGGTCACTACAATATGTTTTTAACAATCATGGAACAAAAAGAAAAAGAAAAATTTCTCAAAGAGAAATATCCCGCAGTAAAAAAAGCCTATGAGCATTACAGCCTTATGCTTAAAATGGCAGGTGCTGGGGAACTATAAAGGAAAATTATGTTATTAGATAAGTTTGTTAAAGTAGGTGATATTGTTACGTTGAAGCTGATTAGCGGAGAAGAACTCATTGCCAGATTTGATGAGGAAACCAGCGAACACATCAAGGTCACTAAGCCGCTGGCATTAGTTGCCGGTAGACAGTTAGGAATGATACCCTGGGTATTTCTTGCCGAATCTGATTCAGTAAAAATTGTAAAGTCTGCAATTATAGCAGGTCCCATGATTAGTAAAAAAGATGCAGCTCAGCAATACCTAGAAGGGACCACAGGTATTGCTACTATCTAAGGAGAACGCATGCCAGCTTATGTAACTTACCCTCAAGCAGTACTTATGATCCTGCAAAGGATTGGACAAACTCCGCTACAACAAGTTAAAAGTGTTAAAACTGCCAATGCGCCAACCGGGGCCAAAGCCGGTCTTCTTGCCACTGTATTATTTGTTGCCGGAGCCGCTTATAAAGAAATTCCAGGTGTAGCTGAAGCAGTTAATAATGTAGGAACATGGGCCAACGAGGCCATAAGAAATTTTACAGGAAGTCTCGACTCGGCCTTAGGAGGAACTTTAAGCTCGATAAGCTTTAATCCAACCGCAGGAGATATACAGGCAGCAAAAACATTAGGTATTGATGTACGTGCTTTTGCTCCCCCAATTGGATCGGGATTAGATGTGTCTGGTCTAGTCAATAATGCCATGAAGTCGGCCAACGAAGCCTTAGACAATATGCTAGGACATACGAACCGTCTAGCAGGGTTAGAAAACTTTGATGCTGCCAAGACAGCTACTTTTAATGTTCAAACAGGGGCTACAACGTTCGCTGAACGAGCAACAGCCGTTGACAGCGGTATGTTAAAAGGTGTATTAGATAATACGGCTAGTGCTAGAAGTGAACTAATCGATCAGCTAACTAAAGAAGCAACCACATTGGGCAAGGATATTAACAGCTGGGTAAATCAAGGGCTAGCAAGTGCAAACGCACAAAGTTTAGCACTAACAGGCGGAAAATTAGGATTTTTTAGTGAAGGCTTATACGAATCATTAAAAGGCGGGGAAGTTAATCTTTTAAAAGCCGCAATTAATGAAGCAAAGGTTTTAATTACAAATCCCTCAGTGACTCAACAAGCTATAGATGCAGCCGCAGATAAAATTGTAACAAGAGCACAAAATCTTGCGGCATTGCAGGCTCAAGAAGAAGCTACTATTCAGAATCATATTAAAGCTACTGCCCTATTAGATAATCTGCAACGTCAAGCATTAGATTATACTAATCCCGTGTATCAAGATCTAGCTGAACTTACAACCAGAGCCGATAAAAAAGAATTATTGGCTTCTGTTGGTACAGCAGTAACAAACGTAGCTGATTCTAAGAATCAAGGTACTTTCTCGGCTCCCACTCCACCTCCGGGGGCTTAATGAAAAATATAGTAGTTGTTGGCGCAGGCATTGCGGGTGTAACTGCCGCTTACTATCTAGTTAAAGCCGGGCATAAAGTCACTGTCATAGAGCAAGAAAGGTATGCGGCTATGCGTACCAGTTATGCCAACGGCGGTCAAATCAGTGTCAGTAACAGTGAAACTTGGACTACCTGGTCAAACATTCAAAAAGGTATTAAATGGATGTTTACCAAGGATGCACCTTTATTAATAAGGCCTAGTTTAGAATGGAATAAAATTAAGTGGATACTGTCCTTTCTCAAAGAAACTATATTAGATACCTATGCTAGAAATACTGTAGAAACTATTAGACTGGGTTTAGATGCTAGAAAGTTATACGAAGAAATAGTCAAAGAAGAAGGTATTGATTTTGATCAACAACCTTGCGGTATACTACATTTTTATAAAGATTCTAAGCTTTTAACTCATGCCCATCTAGTTAAAGAAATGTATCACGGCAATGGCTGTGATTGGGAATTATTAAACAACCAAAAGACTATAAAAATTGAACCTGCTTTAAAGGATTCTCAAAACATTTTGGGCGGGGTATGGACTCGCAGTGACAGTGTCGGTGACATTCATAAATTTTGTCAACAGCTGGCTCAAGTTCTAAACGAAAAATATCATGTTGAATTTGTTTACAACAAACAAATTAAAAACATCAATGAATTGTCAGATTATGATGCAGTAGTTTTAGCCAACGGAATAGGATCAGTAGCGTTGGCAAAAACAATAGGTGAGTCCTTGCCTGTATATCCTGTGAAAGGTTACAGTATTACTATACCTGCCAAAGATCAAAAATCATATGATGCTATGCCTAAGGTAAGTTTATTAGACGATCAAGCTAAGATAGTTTGTTCCCTATTAGGACGCAGACTCAGAGTAGCAGGCACCGCAGAACTCACCGGCGAGAATTATGATATTAGGCGAGATAGGATACAACCTTTGTTAAATTGGGTTCATACAAATTTTCCAGAAGTGGATACCAGCGAATATTCAAGCTGGGCTTGTCTGCGCCCAATGACACCAAACATGATGCCCATAGTAAGACCCAGTGAAAAAAATCCCAAAGTATATTATCATACTGGGCATGGACATTTGGGTTGGACATTGGCTCCTGCTACTGCTAAAATGTTAGTTGGCTTAATTAAGTCTTGATTCATTCCTAAATTTATTATATAATAAAGAAAATAGGAGTTTTCAACTTAATTAGGAGACTAATATGTCCATGCATCTGCATCACCCTGCGCTGAGCCTTAATGGCAAGAAAAAGGGTAAAGTAAAATTTCGTAATTCAGACGAAGCAAGAAAGGCCCGAGAATTGGAAGAAAGTTGGAAAGAACTACAGAAAAAATGGGGAATAGAGCAAGAGGCTCGTAAACGGCAACGAGCACTGTCTGCACCTACTCTTAGCACATCCAAACCGTTTATTAGAGAAACTCAACATATCCCTAGCCTTAATGGTGGTAAGGATATGGGTCCTGCTCTTAAGGCAGCTCCCAAAGTTTACACTGGAACAAAAATAAAAGGTATTGGTACTATGCATAAGAGCAATGCAGTGCCTATCTTTTCGGACGAGGAGGCCAAGGATATTGCCCACATGCGCCGATAAATATTTCTTATGTCAATAACCTTTAGTGATCGATTAATAGCCTATTTGGCTTTGTTAAGTGGTTTAAGTATTAGTGCTGTAGCTGTATATTATTCAGTTATAGGCCTTACTGCTATATTTGCGGCTGCATTTGTTCCCATTGTTATTATGGGAGTAGTCTTAGAATTAGGTAAGTTAGTAGCTACTATATGGCTTAAACAAAATTGGCAGATTGCTCCTAAGCTAATTAGGGCTTATCTGTTAGTTGCGGTAACTATCTTAATGATAATTACCAGTATGGGTATATTTGGTTATCTATCAAAAGCCCACATGGATCAAGCTGTGCCAACCGGTGACATAGCAGAACGTGTAGCTGTGATAGATGAAAAGATTCGGACTCAACGGGAGAACATAGATGCAGCTAAACGTGCTCTTAAACAAATGGATGAATCGGTTGACCAAATCATGGCTCGTAGTTCAGACGAACGAGGAGCAGAAAAAGCCGCCGCTCTTAGACGAGCACAACAAAAAGAGCGAACAACACTTCAAAATGATATTAGCAAGTCGCAGAGTAATATTACTGCCCTTAATGAAGAACGAGCTCCAATCGCCAAAGACCTTAGAAAAATCGAAGCCGAAGTTGGACCAATCAAATACATTGCCGCATTAATTTATGGCGACGATCCTGATCAAAATCTTTTAGAACGTGCAGTTAGATGGGTCATTATTTTTATTGTTATAATATTTGACCCGCTGGCTGTGGTGTTGTTATTGGCCAGCCAATACAGTTTTCAATGGTTCCGCACAAAGAGAGAAGAAGATGAGCAAACTCCAGATCCGTATGTTGCAGATGTTGGAGAAAAGCCTACAGCAGAGGAACTAATTGATACTGATTCTAATTTAGAAGTACAAAAACAAATCTCAGCTCTGTGGACTGCCATAAAAGAACCGTGCCCGAAATGCGGTACTGTTATGGTCTACGAATCCGACAAAGGTTTGAATTGTCCAAACAGTGAATGTCCTAAGGAAGATGATGCTGTCAAAGAACCTGTTGAAGTAGAACCGGCCCCACACCATCCAGATACACATCCATATTTGAGAGAAGGATTTAAATATCCTCCTGGGTGGATGTTTCAACCTCCTGTAGTTGCTACTCCAGAGCCTGTTACCCCAGAAAATATCGAAATTACACCTATTGTAGAATCTGAGACTGTAACTACTGAGACTGTTGAGGAGAAGGTAGAAACTCAACCGAAGCGTGCCGAGTTCGATGACCTTGGCATCGACTGGAACAACTTACCCCCAGATACTGAATACATGGTAGTCAAGGGCGAAAGAATGAATGTCAAAGCCGCTAGAGATTTATACGGTCCTAAACACTTGGTTTCAGAATATGTTCAAAATGAAGAACAGAATCAAAGTGGTACTTGGAACAAAGTAATATCTGCCCAGGAATATAGAAACAAAGCAGAAGAAAATGCCACTAAAAATAACTCTAGTAACACCCCCTGATATTTTCCAAAATGATAATCCTAGTATTTTGCTAATGAATCTTAACGAGCAAGAGCAAAATTCTACTACTCAGTGGCTGGCAAAACTAGACGCCGATATTCATTTGAATTTATATTTTTATCAAAACGAACCCAATGCTATATGGTTTTTGCACTCATTGGCTACATCCAGTCATAAGTATATAGACATCGATAACACCAATGGAATGAGTGAGATGTTGTTAGGGTATTTGTTGTCTAAGCCTGCGACGTATTACAAAACAGAAAACAAAAATAAAAGCTCTGTTTTCTGTCATATAAATCAAAATCGTGTAGACAGCGTTACTGATTTTTTAGAAAGAGTTTTCTGTGAAAGATCAAAATAATGAACATAGCTGTGACTTCTGCGGTAAAAGCAAACAAGAAGTCGAAAAGCTAATCGTCAGCGAAGATAATGCTATCTGCAATGCCTGTGTAGATCTATGCGTTGATATTCTCAAAGATGAAAAGGTAAAAAAGTTTCCCATGAAAGATGGGGAAATTAACTATAACCCCAGTGCTATTAAAGATTATTTAGATGAGTATATCATAGGTCAAGACGAAGCTAAGATAAGCCTAAGTGTAGCAGTATGCCAACACTTTAAACGAATTAATAATCCTAATCCAGATATTGAGTTAGAAAAAAGTAATGTTTTATTATTAGGACCCACTGGATGTGGCAAAACATTTTTGGCTAGAAAACTTGCAGACTATCTTGATATACCGTTTGCAATCTGCGATGCAACAGGTATAACAGAAGCAGGTTATGTAGGCGATGACGTAGAAAGCGTGTTAATACGTTTACTAACTAATGCCGACGGCGACGTTGAAAAAGCACAAAGAGGCATTGTATACATAGACGAAATAGACAAAATAGCAAGAAAAGGCGAGAATGTCAGTATAACACGAGACGTCAGCGGAGAAGGTGTACAACAGGGCCTATTAAAAATGATAGAAGGAACTGTAATGCGTGTTCCTTGTAGCCAAAAAAGAAAGAATCCCAAAGGCGATATGATTGATATAGATACTAGAGGTATCTTATTCATATGCGGCGGCGCATTCGTAGGCCTTGATAAAATTATTGCTAAAAGAAAAGATGGAAATTCTATAGGGTTTAACGGCACTATAAAGTCCAATGAAAACAGCACAGAATATTTTAATGAAGTAACTACCAAAGATCTAGTAACGTTTGGAATGATCCCAGAATTTGTAGGTAGATTTGGTATAATTACCAATGTAGAAGAATTAGATACCAAGCAGTTAGTAAGAATTTTAAAAGAGCCTAAAAATAGTCTTGTAAGACAGTATCAATACTTGTTTGAATTAGATACTATAGAATTATCCTTTGAAGATGCGGCATTAGAAAAAATAGCAGAGAAGTCTAAAACTTTAAAGACTAATGCCCGCGGTTTAAAAAATATATTAGAAAAGATCCTACTACCTTATCAATTTGATGCGATTAATCTTGTTGAACGCGGTTTAACCAAAATTATTATAAGTACATCTACAGTCGACGGAAATCCGGCTAAACTAATATTTGATAATAAGAATGAACAGACAAAACACCATTAAAGGACTCAAAGTAGAAGTCAAGGACAATAACGTCAATACCGCACTTAAGAAATTAAAAAAGAAAGTAGACGAAAGCGGTAAACTTATAGACGTTATTAAAAAATCTCATTACGAGAAACCCACCGAAACTAAAAAGAGAAAAAAAGGTGCTGCTCGAGCTAGATGGCTTAAAAAATTAGCATCAGATGCATTACCAAAGAAATACTTTTAACAATGAAGACCTGCTTTATATATCAACCATCCGGAGTTGGTGATATAATATTCACTCAAAAGATAGCACAGCACTACAAAGATCTAGGTTATAAAATAGTTTGGCCGCTCTATGAATATGTTTCCTGGATGAAAGAATACTTGCCCTCAGATGGGATCAGCTATCCTATTCTAAGCAACGACAGAAAAATTTTAGAGCCTTTTGAACACAGCGAAAAATTTTATTATCTAATGGGCAGTACCTATGCATTGTTTAGAAAACCAGTAGTGGCCCTAGATTTTATCTATGTTAGTTGCGGCCCTGCCACTCTCGTAGACGATGAAATGATGACAGCCAAATATAGTGTTGCAGATGTTGACTATACTGATTGGCAATCATATGTTCATTTAACAAGAAATCATACTAGAGAAAATGAACTATTTTACAATGTCCTAGGATTAAAGGATGACACTGAATATACATTGATCAATGAATATTGTAGCAGTCATCAAATTGATATCGATCCAGTTGGTAACAGCGTTTATATGCAGACCATACCTGGGTTTACAGTCTTAGATTGGATTAAGGTAGTAGAAAAGGCCAATCGGTTAATAACCATTGATACTAGTTTACCTCACATAGCCGAAGTATACTTGCCCAAACATGTTCCCTGTCATTTGTTAAATCGATACAGCCCCCCTAGCTTTGTTGACCTGCCAAAAATTTTTAAACTTAATTGGCAATTTTGTACCACTACTAACGAACTTAAAATTTGACATTTGTTAATATTTCAGTTAAAATAAAGTTTTATTGAAAGATTATACATGGCAAAACATCTCATGGTAGACATGGAGACTATGGCTGTCTCACCCAATGCAGTTATTCTAAGTCTTGGCGCTGTTCATTTTAATCCCTACGGCAATGGCTACGGTGATAAAATTTATTTTAAAATTAATCTAGACGATCAAGATGCTCTGGGCAGAGAAATTGATCCTAACACACTGGAATGGTGGTCAAAGCAAGATCCAAAAATTATGGAAGAAGCCTTTAGTGAAAATGATAGAATTTCTGTTGTAGAAGCTATCGATAGGTTTCATAAATTTGCCTGGGGCTGTGATGCGTTTTGGAGTCACGGTGCGACCTTTGACTTGGTTATTTTAGAGAACTTGTATAGACAATTAAATAAACCGTTGCCCTGGAATTACTGGCAACTTCGTGATACTCGTACACTGTTTGATCTAGGTTATGATCCTGATATGCCTCAGGGCAGTAAACACGATGCTTTACAAGATGCTATCAGACAAAGTGTGGGTGTACAAAATATCTACTCTAAATTAAAAATTAGACCTAAATGACAATTAAATTGTTTGACAAACTATTCTTTGACAGTTCCGTAGGCCTAGGTGATGCCTTTGTTATGAACGGAATTGTAAGACATTTTGCCAGCAATTGTAATAAACTGTATTATCCTGCAAGAGGCGAATTCTTTGAAACTTTAAAATGCCTTTATCAGGATGAACCTAACATAGAAGTTTGGAGATTCTACAGTAATCAACAAGAGGATTTTTTTGTTGATAACAATAATCTTCCAAGACTTCGAAGCCCTGCATTGATAACCAGCGAAATACACAGGGTAGGCTGTAAACCAGAACGTATACAAATCCATTGGCCACAGCAGATATACGAAAACTTTGATGTACCGTTTAGTTATAGATATAAAAACTTTAAACTACCAAAAGACATTCCGGGTCAAGAAGAATTATACAATAGACTTACAGAAGGCGAATCTACTTATGCATTAGTAGCACGTCAAGCCAGCGATCATCCTAACGGAATACCATTGGACGTTGAAGGGATTAGAAAATTACAGGGCAAAGATCCAATTAAAATTATCGAAATAGTTGCAGGGCAAACTGAGAATATGTTAAGCTATAAACTATTAATTGAGAAGGCCGCAGAGATTCATTGTATTCCTAGTAGTTTTTTTAATCTTGTTGATAGTATGGTTACAGAAATCCCAGCAAGATGTTATTTTCATGATATTCGAGCAAATAGCCTAATGAAGGTTAATAGCAGATGGAATGATCATAGATGGGATATTATTAACTACGATATCAGATACTAAATAGAAAAAAAGGACAAAATTATGAAGCTATTATTCATACCCTTAATATTAATAAGTTTAACTGGTTGTTCTGCGTTGAATAAAGATTATCAAGTATATGCAGAAAATACAGCCAAACTTATCCAAGCTACAAATGCCAGTGAATCTGCCTGTCTTTTAGTTTTAGCAGAAGGCGTTAAAGGTGGAGATAATTCTACTAAAACTGCAATTACAACTCAAATAGATAAGTGCAAGAAAGAAACACCAAAAATTGAGCCGCCCAAAAAAGGATGGCACGGTCTTTGGTAATTGATTAAATAGAATTGTAGGGTGGTCCTACAAACCTACGGTCTTTAATTAACAGGTGCTTAGACCGTGCGCCGTAAAAAGGAAGAAAAATGATGTTCAATCAAAAGTTGGTCGCCTCCATTAAAGTAAAAGGCAAAATTCTCCGTGAATTCAAAGACACAGTCTATATTCCATTCGCCAGCGAATATAGTATTCTACTAAAAAACCTCAATACAGTTCGAGCCGTTGTCAATGTATTTGTCGACGGAGAGAATGCTGTTCCTGGCGGATTGGTCATAGACCCGGGTCAGAGTGTTGACCTTGAGCGTTGGATTAAAAACGGCAATCTCTCCGAAGGCAATCGTTTCAAGTTTATTGAGCGTACCAGTGCCGTTGAGAATGGCCCTCGTGGCATCAAAGAAGAAGACGGACTAATCCGTGTCGAGTATCAGTTTGAACTTCCGCGCCCTGTGATCAATGTTGGCAACATTTTTGGTAGCAATTATTTCCCACACTATCCACCGGGTGTTCGTGGTAACGACAAATATGTCTACGGACAAAATATGCCTGCTACCTATAATGTAAATGGGGTTCTTCGTGGAGTGGATTTTAGTCAAGGGGAGAGCACCAAAACAGCGGCCGCTACCGCAATCAATTCTACATTGAAGTCCATGAATATTTCTACCGCCGGAGCGGATTTTCACGAGGGTATGACTACAATGGACTGGAACGAAGTGGGAATTACAGTGCCGGGTAGTAAGAGCACACAGAGCTTCCAGCACACCACGGTTGGGGCATTGGATCCTACAATCCACAACATTATCCTACGTATTGTTGGTGATCTTGGACACAACAAGCCCGTTGAGCAAGCTGTTACAGTTAAACACAAGCCCAAATGCGTAACCTGCGGCAAGCAGAACAAAGCAACAGCTAAATTCTGCACAGAATGTGGGACTGCGCTAGAAGTTTTTGCTTAACGTTAAATAAAGGGTGAAAACAAAAATCGCCCTTTTTATGCACCATCCCGAGTGCTCAAGGCAATGCGCCTCGGGCATGGTCAAAGCTTTGTCTCCGGATTATGATATCAAATTTTTTACAGAAAATGATATTAGTCCGGAGTTTTTTTATGACGTAACCTGTGTAGCTTTTCCCGGAGGAATCGGCGACAGCGAAAGCTTTCATAGGTTTTTTAATAGAACCAGGTCCAACATCATTGCAGATTTTATCAATCGTGGCGGGCACTATTTAGGTATATGCATGGGTGCATATTGGGCAGGCTGGCATTATTTTGATATTCTAGAAGGCTGCGATGCTGTTCAATATATACGCAGACCCAAAACAGATATTGCTAGAAGTTATCATTCAGTGGCCAAAGTTAACTGGCAGGGCAATTCCGAGAATATGTTTTTCTTTGACGGCTGTGCCATAGTTGGGGACGAAAGCAAGTTTAAAACTGTGGCGCGATACTCAAACGGTGATCCTATGGCTATAATTCAAAATCGAATAGGAATTATCGGTTGTCATCCAGAAAGTCAAGAATTTTGGTATAAAAGAAACTATCTTAAGCCACACTGGCATCATGGTCGTCATCATACTTTATTATTAAATTTTGTCAATGAACTAATTGGTGAAAAAATTATCTTGCAGAACGAAATCAAATTTGATAAGGCTGCAATAAAAATTTAATTTTTTGGCTATTTTAATACCAAATTTTTCTTGACAAGATAATTAAATGACTACATAATAAACACATTGCAAAAATAAGTTTTTAAGGTAAGGTACAGCAACATTCCAAAACATGGAACTGCTGGGGAGTTGGGTATAGCTGGAGTTCAAAGGTTCGCCGGAGAACAGTGAAGGTGTATACTTGAAGACGAACCAGATATGCGTGTTTCGATTTTGACGCAGAAAAATACTCAAAGTAGGCAACTTACCTGTTCTTTACTAGGATAGATTCAGCAATCTTAACTTTATGACGAAACCGCTAAAGCAGTAGAAAGGCCCGTGGAACGGTGAGTAGAAATACTCAGCAGAAATGCCCCTAAGGAACTGACGACTTATGGAAAGACATATATGCGCTGTCGCAGACACAAGGACAGCTAGGCTTGGGAGACTGAA